CGGATCTTGTAGACTTCGACGCACTGAAAACGAAGATGGGACAGATACGCTCACACACTGTCTTTATTGAGCAGCAAATAGGCATAAGAAGAAAGGCTTCGCCAGGAAAGGCTACGCCAGGAAAGGCTACGCCAGGAAAGGTCCCTCATGAGAGCCGAAAGAACAGCACTACGAGCTCGACATCTACAGGCACGAAAAGCCTTCGAGACCATGATCAGACAGTGCCTTCGAGAACTCCACGACGCGCGGGTTCTCAATCAACAACTGTCCGAAAGAATACAGGAGTTAGAGCGTCTACAACAGCAACCCGAACATGAATAAGTATCAACAGTTGTGTAGCTAAAACTTTTAGCATGAGGACATTCATGGAGCACATTTATTACGCGGATCGACCTTCGGTTCCCAATACGCAACAGAACGTTGTCCATCTTCCAGCAATACTTGAGCATTCATTACTGATCAATTTAGACAACATTCATAACATGTTTTACGCCAACGCGGTAGAAGTCAAGGATGAAACCGGAACTGTGCAAGGTACCTTGTTGTACGTCGGTGGCGTGTCTTTCTCGACGCTCATCAGTGACGAAGAGGTGGCTCGTTCCAATGTGCATCGAATCCCCTTTGCCCATGGCTTCCGACGAAGACAAGGTTTCCGCCGAAGGACTGAAGGACTGGAGGACGATAGCGCCAAGACCGTTGCCGAAGCCAGCACGCCTCCGATTGCTGACGAAATTGTAGCCGACCTGGAACGTGAACTGGCAGAAGCCCGTCAGGCTGTCGCGTATGTCGAAGCCGAGATTGCATCATGGAGGACCGATGAACTTTCTTGATCTATGTGTGCTGATCCTCGTAGTCCTCGCATTGATCATTGTGTGGAGCCCACAGAAGGACTAGCTACTAGATAAAATAAAACCCCGTAGTGCCGCGTCGTGACGCAGCGCTACGGGGTTTTTTATTGTTTAAAATTTTATGTCTATACCTAGCTTCGCCGCCAGGGCAGCGAGCAGCGGAATACCGATGAACTTTGCCGCACGGCCTCCGTTCAAGAAGTACCGTTCGTGCCGTTCCAGGATACCTAATTGTCTGCGATCTTCCACAACATGCGCCTCAAACTTCTCGGTTAACTTTCCGAGTTCTTCGTTTAGCGAGGCGATCGCGGCATGAGTTTGTCTGTTTTGCTCGATAATCAGAGCAACGTCATTGTCTGTCATGATTGTTACTTCAGTTTTAGTTTCTCATAGGTCCTCAGTCCACCGAAGCCTAAAAGCGCCAACAGGAGCTCGAACATAATAGTTATGTCGGGATTCGGTAACGTAGGAAATACTTTATCGGAGTACATCGATGCAATCCCGAGAATCCAATTCAGGATATCTCGTACGACGACGGAGTACGCCAAGGAGCCCGCACACGCCCAGCCAACGAAGGGACGCCATCCCGATTTAAACAGGTCGTCGCTTTGTGCCTCAATCTTGTTGACTTCAATTTGCGCTAGATTCAATTCATGCGCTTGCTTGAAAAAGAATTGTTCGGCCTCAAGCCGCTTATCGGCATCGGGAATCCACTTATCGAGCATTGGTTTGACGACGCCCCCGAAGACGCCCGCGACCACGTCGGAAATCATTTGAACCCCTTGCTGACAACGTTCGACCTCGGAGACTCCCCCGATTCGTTGTACGCCGTGATGTAGAAGTAATAGGTTGCCCCGCGCATTAACCCCGTGAGGTCAATTGATGTTACGTTCCCCATGTCAACAGGTCCTTGGAATGTCCGGTCGTCGGCGATAATCGTCCAGTAGAGTTTATACCCGAGGACCTTATCCTCTGGGGCATTCGGCTGCCACGAGAGTATCGCATCTCCCTTCCATTGTGTAAAGGGCGGATTGACGTGTTGCGAGAGCTCCAACAACATGGTGTCTTTTCCGCCAGGATTAGGCCAGCTCTTGTCTTTGAATTTCCCGTCATGGCATTCGTAGACGTTCAATTTACCGTTACTATGACATCCGTAGCTGTCGAGTTTATAACTATGCGCGAACAACAAGCTAGGATTGAGGACGAGGACGAGAAATAAACCCAGCGCGTAGGAACTTTTCTGCAAGATCTTCATAGTGACTCCAAGGTTAGCGGCCCCTTTAACCTCGCGGCCCATTTCAAGGTAGGGATGAAAAAGCGCGATCCTGATCGAGGAGGGATGCTTTGAAAGTGGACCCAGTTCCGTGTACAACGCATGTCTTCGCAAAACAGCCCGTACTCTTCGAGCAATCGGACTTTCTGGAGACAGAAACGGGCGAGCTCCTTATCTCCATCGAAGATATCGACGGCCTGCCCGCTCATGTGTTTCGAGTTCGGGGCCGCGTTCGGAATCGTCTTATTGTACTCGGGACTCCGAAAGCCGCTGGTCATCTTGACTTCACGGTCTCCGTGCGCCTTGCTATAGAGTTCAAGAAACGTATTGACCTTGAGAAGCAGGATCTTCGCATTGTCGGCGATCTCGGGACTTACGAGTTCTTTACCGAAATATTGTTCAGTCGTAATCACGCTCCTCCTTGTGCTACTTCGCAATAATTGCTGGTATATTCTCTAGACCCATCCCTGACGCTGCCGTGAAACGATGCCGCCCATCTTTTAGAACAAGCTTCCCGCCTTCGCGTACGAGTTCCACAGCCGGTACACGAGATGGCGACTGCGATAGTAGACTCTGGATCTCTTGGACCTTCATCGGGTTGATTGCGTCGGGATGATCACCGGCACGGACTACGATATCCTTCACGGGCACCTGTGTGATTTTTGACACAGGCCCGGAAAGCATAGAACCGCCTCCTACGACGCGATCCGTTAACCATTTGATTGCTGGTACGGCCCCCCGTGCAATCGTCGCTCCTGCGGCCAGCGGAGAGCCTATAAGGGCATTGTTGGAGGGATCGTCGAACATGTCAGCCAACCGCGAGAAAACACCGTTGCTATCTGACGCACGTTGCTGTGCATTAGGTTCTGTTTTTACTTGTGCTCGAAAGGCCATTACATACCTACCGTGATGTTTCCTGACTGCACAGGGTTGCAAATAAAGGAGTACGATCCGGCCCTGTTATTGCGGATAAACACAGGACCGACGTAGTGCGTGCACGTTGCGCCCGTCATTTGTACACGTAGGGCCTGGGAGCCTGCGGCAAAATTATTCCCATCAATTTCTACTTCATACACTTTGCTGATATTTTGTGTATCGAGCCCTGTGGGGTCCGTCCATGTTCCGTTGACAAACGTAAACGGGAGTAGGTGGAGACCCACAATAGACCCTAGTGCAGAGTTCTTTGTAACCGTGTTATTTTTTATTAACACGTTTCGAGGGGAGTATACATATATTGCGGCCCCCATATCATTTGATCCCTCGGGATAGGTCAACCGATTGTTCTCGACAACGATATGTTCAGGTGCGTAGTTGGAGTTTGTCGTATCGAATTCGTGTCCAATATAGAGCAGCGCAATCCCGGTATGCCATAGCCCAGAAAAGACTGAAGGCATTCTAGAAATATCGTTATTTCGTATGACCACGTTTCGAGAATTAGATACATAGAGACGGCCATCGGTACCACTCAGCGTATTATCACAGATCTCAATATTATCGCAAAAGTGAATCCCGATCATATCGTCGCCTACGCCATAGACTTGATTACGCGCAATCACCGCGCCGTCCCATTGATTCAGTCCGATGCCCTCGCTTCCGTAGACATCGCTTTCGGCGAATACTTTATTATCGGTGATGGTAATGTTTTTACGCACGCAGTTTATATGACCGTTTAACACGTAGTTATTATTATTCCCTGAAGATGTCGGGCCGTACTCCGATTGACCAAGATAAAACGTGTTGTGTACGATAGACGCCCCGTCAGATCTCCAGAAGAAAAGTATACGCCCTCCTCCTGATCCTATGACTCTGAAGGTTACATCCTTTATCGAACCCGTCCATATCTCCCCGAGCACTTGCCTAGCTTTGATACCTGCATTAAAGACATACGGAGTGCTGGTATTGATGTAAAATGCGCTACCAGGGCCGCCGATCATCGATATCCCGCCCCAGAAAAATAGCTCACGGGTGATAAGATACCGATTATGCGGCGGCAAGTAGCACGGGAGGTTATTTTCCGAGCAGTACGTCAATGTACGTTGAACGGCTAATGTGTCGTCAACAATCCCGTCGCCTATAGCCCCTGAGAACTCGGAAATGTTCACGGCCTCTGGAGGCACTGGCCCATTTCCAATGATCACCTGAAGCGCTGTGAGCACATCCCGTAGTTCTTCTCGGTCCATCACCCAACCTCTCTTAGTCAACAGTACGCTCTGCCCATTTTACTCTGATCCCCGCTGTCCAGACGCCCGTAGCAGGAACGACAGCCCTGATAGAGAAACCCTCGTTTGCAGAAAGAACAAGCGGAGAATGCCCGCTCCCAACGTCAGCTTTAAATAACAACGTTGTTGGTAGGTAAACAGAGCCGATGATCGGAGTTGCGCCGAAGGGACCTGCGGACGAGTGTGTATTGATCTGCCCAATATCCAATGAATCTCCCGTCCCTGCCCCGATACCTAAACCTGTGGTTGTTGCTACACGTATTTCTGCTGGAGACGATACAAGCGTGGAAGTCTGTAGTTTCACGAGATTTCCAGTCAGCGTCAATAACGTACCGCCGGATGTTGGCCCAGTCCAATTTCTACGTACCAAGCAGCTAAAAAGTATTTGTCCTACCGCAAACGCCGTCGTCGTGAATACTCCAGTTAGTTCGATCTCGTAGACATGGGCTATCGCGGTTACATCGGTCCATCTAAAATTGAACACCGTGCCTTGTGCCGGTAGACCTGCGGCTATAGATCCGGTTGTGGCCGCGAGTTGAAAATGACCTCTTCCATCACTGTCATGTGGATAGCAGGACACTCGTTTAGCTCTATATTTATATCCATCAATCTTTTCCATCATTAATCCTTACTGTTGGTGCGGGAACGGAACAATAAGACCAGTAGTCCCGAAGGCTTCCCTCGTGGTTTCCTGTACGGGCTCCGTGGCGCTGATGCCTACGGCCACTTTCTGCATGATTTCTTTTAACGGCTTGTTCTTCTGTGCCGTCAATTCTTTTAAGAGGACCCTTCGTCCCTCGTCAGTTGACATCGCGAGCTTGAATACCTTCGCCGTATCCAATGCCGGACGAAGCATCGAGCCCGCTAGTGCCATACCGGTTGAAACGGCGGGATCAGCGCCGACCAAGTGCGATGCGGCTCCGAACTTCAAGCCCTGCGAGACATCCCCGCCTAATCGCCCAAGAACTCCTGCGTCGGACGGTAACGGTGGAATTTCATTCAAGAGCGTGTAGATCTTCTTGATCTGCGTTTGTTCTTTGGGAGAGAGCGAGGCTTGAAAGCGCTTCGAGAACTTTGGATCTTTCTCGATCTTCCTCAAGACTTCACTGGCGTTGAATTGCTCCAACCCGCCCTTACCCTGCCGAGCCTTCTCTGCTTTAAATGAGAGCTCATCGAGATCATCAAAGACTTTCTCACGAGCAAACAGCTTGCGGGCTTTGGCGAGATCTGATCCCGCTGGTGCGGCTTCCAGGGCTCGTTCCAATTCTCCTTTGACGGTTTGCAACGAGCTCTTTTCTACGTCCGTCGTTGCCTTGCTCATAATGGAGCGAAGGTCACGTAGTTCACGTTGATAGTCGCTGGGCTTCAGGGCTCCTTGTTTACGCTTTAGAGTGGCCCCGAGATTCTCTAAGTATTCTCTCGTGCCTTTGTAGAGATTGTCGGCTGATCCACCGACGAGCCGCCCGTCCAATTCACTCTTAATGACTTTCTGTGTCTCCAACGTCGGGATACGAGCTCCCGAGGCGTCGGCTTTCGCAAAGAACTCCTTCGAGGTTTCGGGGACGGAGGCTTTCAGAGTCGCAAGACGATTCGTTGCTTCAACGGGCGCGATCTCGTTCAAGAATCTCGCGCCCTTCGTCGCCGAAGGGATCACCTTCGCAACGGCAGAAGCTCCCCGCATTGCGGCGGGGAGAATACCTTGTAGAGCGACGGCCTCCGTAGAAGGTGGAGTAATCCCGAAGAGCTGGTTCAGGGCTTCTCCGCCCATCCCGCCTGCGGCTTCCAAGGCCGGAACAGCGAGCGGAGCAACCGGCCCCGCCACCATTCCTGCGACTGTTCCTGCGGCTTGTCCAAGGAGAGGGAGCGCGGCAGGCTTCAACGCCCGTGCGACATCTTTAAAACCCACGGCCTCTTCAGCGGGAACTTGTGCTGGAGTCGTGGCGGGTAATCCACCTCGCTCCTGCGCAATCAGCGCTTTGAGCTTTTCTTCTTTGATCAGCTTATCGAGGTCCATGGTCAGTTCCCTAGAATTTGAGCAATCTCGTCTTCCGTCTTACCTTGCTGCAAGAGTTCTCGAATGCGAGCCCTCATGTCTTCTTCCGTCTTAGGCTTCGAGGCTTTCACGGCCTTCTCACCGAAGATCGTCTTGTGGCCCGCTGTCTTGATGTTCTGAATCAACTTCAGGGTGTCGTTCATGAGCTGATCTTTGACCTGCCTCGATGTCCAATCGCCCGCGAAGTTTTTCTTCATACGTTCCACGTCACCTTCTGTTGCCGCACCACGTAACCCCTTCAGGTTTCTTCCGTAGTATTCCAACATTGACGTAACTTCATTCTGATAGACATTGGCGAGTTCGCCACGTGTCAGCGGTCTGCCGTCAGGACCCATGACCCTGGTCGGTGCTCCGCCGTTCGTCAAACGAGAGATGACTAGCTTACCCTTCTGGTTGATCTTCGCTCCAAGTCCTCCGCCTGCGGTGAATAATTCATCGGCGTATAGCTTGAGTTTACGGAAGTCCTTCTCAATGACTTCGAGATCATTCAACCCGTCAATCTCTTTCTGTGATCGTGAGACATCGATAAAGCCCTGCGTATTTAACTGATCTTGGTTTAGGGTACCGTCCGATGGGCGTTCGATAACTCCGTTAGGCCCAAGGCGTGCGTACTTCGCCACGTCTCCGCCTACGGGCTGCCGACGTTCTGCCTTCGCTTTCTCTTCCGTCACTGGTCCAGCTTGTGCGACGGCCCGCTTCATCATTTCCCCTTGCTGGAAGGAGAAGATGTCTTTTGATTCTTGAATCTCTGCTTGTTGGCGTAGTTGCTGCGCGAATGTAGGATCTTGTGCCGCAATCTGTGTGAAGTTCATCGGTCTTCCGAAACGCTTGACGCTTTCGACAGCCGCGAGACTTTCCAAGCGGTTGTTGAGATCCGGCCCCTTCATGAGCTGACGAGAGGCTTGCCCGCGTTCCTCGATGATCTTATTGACCAGCGTACTAGGCAGTGAGCCTGAAGGAATCGTCAATGGCTTGCTGATCGGCGTAATCGCCGCTTGCTGAGCGAAGTCAAATTCTTCAGGCGTGACTCTGCGTCCTTGAACAGTCGCGAAACCCGTTGGGACAACGCCCTCATCGGTCCTCATCAGCTTTCCTTCACCGATACTCGCCAGGGTTTGCTGGGCTAGCTGCTGTTGGAAAGGCGTCAAGGGGGCGTTGGGGTCTACGGACTGCGTAGGCCCTTGTAGGCCCTGACCCTGAACCTGATCCAGCGAAGCCCCGCGTTGAGACTGGACCGGCGTAATGACGCCAGGTAACGCTTGTTGGGCCTCTTGAAGAGACTGCGGCCCCATTTGTTCTCGCTGCTTCATTTCAACGATTTGCTGAAGCGCAAGAGTCCCGAGCTTGTTCGCGACTTGTTGCTGCGCGATAATACTCTGCGCTTTAGGGCTGAATGCGTCACGGATAGCCCCGAACGGCCCGAAGGCCGCTGTCGGAGCCATACCGTGCTGCTTCATACCAATACCTAGAGCCTGGGCAAATTCCGGTGTTCCCGGCATTGCTTTTCCAGTGGCGACGATCTCGAAGATCTGGTCTATTTGATTCGGCTTGAGCCCAGACTTCTTGACTTGTTCCTGTACAGGCTTAATAGGATTATCACGGTCTGGATTCGTAATGCTGGTATCAGTTTCCCGCGTGGGGAACAGTTCCCGCACTGAGTCTAGAAATCCCATAAGTCTCCTTACACCCCGCCCGGCTTGCCTTGCGTCGCCTTAAATGTCTCAACCATCCAGTCAGGTGACGCCCATTTACCGATTGCGCCAGCGAGAGCCCCGCCCAAGAGGTTCGAGCCCTTTGTTGTACTCGTAGAATGTGACTCGCTACCAGCTAATCCCGTGCCTGTGTTCAAGAGGTTCGAGAGTGCGCCAAAACGATCTGACAACACGGACTGTTGCCCCATTTGATTCTGGAAGATTTGTTGCAAGAGTTGTGGGGCGGCTTGAGTCAAGGAGCTCCCGATCACACCAGAGACGTTCTCAGGCGAGAGCATGCCCCGTCCTGCGAAGTTGCTGCTTACATCGCTGAAAAGATTTCTACCCAACGTGTTAAACGCCGTAGATTGCGCGTCCGTTAATCCTTGCGCATTGAGGCCCAGTGGATTCGTTTCCCCTGCTCGCTGTTTTGCTAAGTTAATTCCAAAGTCAAAACCCGAGCCTAATTGCTGGGCCAGGGGCTTGAAGAATTTTGTACCTCTTAGACCCGAATAACTATCACTCGTTGATGTCGTCGATCCACCACTAAAAAATCCCATGACGTATTCCTTTGAATCTATGTCTTAATGATGAAATTCATTCCGAGTGATGCCTGCATAATGTTATGTGCTGCTCCGCTACCCGCCGAACCCGTCGTTGCTGAGGCTACGCCGTCCCATCCGTTCGATCCAGGCCCCGTAAAGGTTCCCACTCCAGCACGCCTGTCGTACGAGTGATCATGGGCGGGTAGTTCCGACACGGTTAACGTGTGCGTATCATGTCCTCTCCAGGCTCCACGTAGCCATGCAAAGAGACTCGATCCGCCTGATGGAGCTGTGCCGGTTGTCCCCGACGCGCCTCCGCCCGTTCCCGTTCCGACCCCGACCATAACCCGTCCACGTAGGTCCGGCTTTGAGAAAGTGAGCCCATCACCAAGACCAGGACCAAAGTCCGTTCCGATGACGGCAAAGAGTTCAGAAAACGCCGAACGGCTTAGCGGCGTTCCATCGCATAATTGCCATCCCGTAGGTGCCGTCGCGCCAGCGTACGCCCAAACCGTGCCAGGCGGTATGAGTTTACCATCGGCAGGTAGCGAAACGGCTAATCGAGTGGCCAAGTCTGCATGCGTGCCCTTGAGCGATGACGCATCACCTAGCACAGTTTCCAGCGAGACGATAGCTGCCGCTGGCCCATTGATATGTTCGGCTTTCTTCTGATCAACACCGTTCAAAAGCGTAGTCGCCGTATCTGCTACACCCGTAGCCCACGTACTAGTACCTGTCATTAAGTCTGCCATGTGTCTCCTAGTCACAAAAGATATCAGTTACCCTGAGAGCGAACAACATAAGTCAGCATTCGGAATAACTTTAGCATAGGGACGAATTGTGTCTAGCAAGAAGAGCGAACCGTCGTCATGTGTAATCTGTATGCTCAAGTATCGAATTTTTGACTCGACGGACACTAAGGCGCACGCCCTACTACCTTCGTCAAACCCGCAGTACAGCTCACCATCGCAATAGACTGACCCATCGCCGTAGACTCCGCAAACACCAGCGACGGCATCCCCAGTAACAAATGTCACACCAAATCCGGCCCACGTAAAAGGCTCGCCTAGATAGGTATAGCCCATGTGGCCAGACGCCGTGAGGTTTTCTCCGGCGTCTGCGTGAATATGTGGCTCACCTACGTAGGTAAACCCCATAGCAAAAAGATCACTCATGAGGACACCGTAAAGTCATGTATGTACAAATCCTCAGAGGCAGGTCCGTACATTGAAAAGTCTAAATCAATAACACCATCCGCTGTCGGTGTGAACGTCAGGACTAATTGTTCCCACGTATCAATAGCGACGCCGCTTGATGCGGTGACATCATTCGGGATACCGGCGAGCTGGCCCCCGCGACATCGAAATGTTCCAACAGCCCCCGTGTGTGTTCGCTGTGTCCAGATTGCTGCCCTATATTCCGTCGCAGCTTTGACCGCGATTCGGGCAATCGGGAATCTCACTGGAAAATTCACGTTCACAAAAGAGGCGTCTTGTACGGTGAACTTCCATGAAAGCCCGCTCTCAACATGGCGGGTCGTACTGTCAGCAAAGACAGTTGCCCCGCTCGATCCGCTACTGTAGTACGTCCTGTGGTCGTCTTCTGTTCCGTTGTAGTCCTGAAAGACGAATCTTCCCGAGGTATACCCACTTCCTGTGAAGGACAGCGGCGAACCCTCAGCAAATGACGATGCAGCGATATGTACCACGCCTGTAAACGCCCCAGCCGAAATGACCGTGGTGTTTCCAGAAGTAGTCAGACTTCCGATGACCATAGACGTATGTACGAACGCCGATGACATCAGGAACGCTGTTCCGCACGTGGTAGCTGTCATGGTTCCTATACGGAACTCTCGACCACCTGCCGCAGAAAATGCCGTCCCTGTAATCGACGCAAGTGTCAGTGTTTTAATGAATACCTCTGAAATGGGATTCACTTGATTTATGCCGGTCGTTGCGTCGGTACATTCCAGAGTCGTAATCGTCACGTGATTCGTAGGGAACTGCGCCCAGGTAAGACACGTTCCGCCGATGTTCTTAATCTTTAGTGTACCGATTTGACACCCGAGCCCGTAGGCCGCCATGCCGGTACTTGATGTTTCGCCTACGCCATAGACATACAACTCAGTACATGAGACGCCTGGGGCTAACAGACTTACACCTGCCCCCGTGCCTTGAATAACCGAAATATGAGTTCCTGCGAATCTCGTAGCCGCTGTGCCGACGCTGATTCCTGTCGAGGAACACGCTACGGCACCCGTTGTTCCATGTGAACAATCCGCTGGACCGCACAACAAGCCCGTCGCATATCTCACAGAGAACCATCGATCAAGATGCACGAAGGTTTGGAGATTGGAATCCCACCCCGTTCCTGTACCACACTGACCGTCGAAGTAGCTCTGTCCTGTTTGCGTGGACATATCAGTGCGGTTCCACCCGCAACTAAACGTAATGAGATTCCCGGAAGTTCCACTGTCTTGCACAGGCTGAGGGGACGAAGCCGTCATCGTGACTTTAATTGTCTCGCGTTTATACGTTTCGACGGACTCAGTTGTGCCGACGTATCCTCTAGGCGTTGACCCAGAGGCAGCGGCGTTGGCGTTATCGAGTGTTACCGTCGTCCCGTTGATGCTACGGATGGCCCACCAAAATTCACCAGTCGTATTCTTACTTACGAGACTTGTAAGATTGAGATTATCCGCACCTACGGCTTTCACTGTGCTGATGCTATCAAGGAGCACCGTCGCCGTACCTGGATCTGCGTCGGCGTACAACGCGATGGATTGAATCGACGCGCCTAGAGCCCCGCCTGTATCAACATACACAGGTACCCATGCGTTGATCACGGGCAGAGCGGGTATTACGATGGTATTAACTGTGGTAGCTCCTGCGGCGTCGGAGCAGAGACGCAACGAAAGCGTACTCGCCGCAATTGCTGTATTCGTGTGAATCCAGAATGTCAAGCCCTGATATGAGGAATAATCCTGCGCTCCTCCTAAGGCGTGGTACGCGGCTAACCCTGTGGTAAACGCTCCCCCGAAGGCCGCTGAAGCAGACCCCGTCGATGTCCTATAGGTGACCGTGTTCGCTGACGTGGTGACGTTCGGCGAAGCGGTCCACGCCGTATCGCAATTTGTGACCAACACATTCAACGCGGACGCCAACGTCAACGTCGGAGAAAGATTCGTCCAGGTTGCGTTGATACCGAGACTCGTAGGATCGGGAGACGACATGACTCTGATGATGTCACCAGGCGCAATACGAGCGGACGTTGCGCCGTTGTTAATGGTCTTCCAACGATTGGCGAAACTAAGCCCGTCGTTGGCATCGTTCCCGCCCTCATAGTCCAAGTAAAATGTAGCCATGTATTCCTCTGCAATGAGCCGCGTTACTACGAGCGTATTATCGGTATATCCGCTTGGCGGACACCGAAAAGATCATACACACTGAGTAGCGCGTCCCCCGTGAATTGATTCGTGTCTACGCGAACTCCCCTCAGATATTTGAAGTGTGAGGGATGCTCGAAATCTTTGAAGTATGTTTGGTAGTCCAGTACCACTGGTACGTTAGTGAGCCCGACGGCGTCCGTATACGTCCCTTGTTGGAGCAACCGATAGACAAACGCGCCGTGAGTAACGCTGCCTTCGCCAGCTACGAGGCTATTTTCCCCGTTCTGATTTTCTGTCCATACGTGGTTTACGGTAAAGCCGGTATGCGGCCCAGTCCATACGTACCCCAGATCTGGATTGGCTGTCAGCGCACGAATATCCAGCCAGAAGTAACGAGAGCAGAAATTATCCGCCCCTGTAGGGAAACCAAGGATGAGCTTCCTGTCGTGATAGACCATCCAGATCTTGTCGAGTTGGTTTCTGTTCGCGGATTCTAGACCGGGGATATCTCCTGTTGATCGGATCTTATCTCCCATAATGATCGGAGACGACGAACCGAAAGGTAGATGCCATACATTGAGATCGGAACTCACGCCAAAGATCCCGATACCCGGCACCGTCACCACGGAGCGGGGCGAGCTTGTGCCAACTCGGGGATCGATAAGCTTTATAGTTCCATCTTCTCCCGTGGGAGGGGAAGCGGCTGTCACATCAGCCCCGTAATTTGTCCCCGTGATCATGTACATGGCGTTCGCCTGACATGCGATAGCGCCGGGGAATAGATCTCCGTTAACTGAACGCAAGGTATGCGGAGCCAGCGCGGTGAATGGTCCACCGAACTGCGGCCTAAAAGTCGCCCATGTACTGTTACTGCTCCATATGTGCGCAACTCGTGGGTTCGTTCGCTCAATTAATCCCGCGCTGGTGATGGCAAAGAGCCGGTCCAATACCGGAACAACTTTCGTACACCCATTAGGTACATTGACTGCGCCTACGAGCCCGTCTACTGATTGAAAGACTGATCCGTTATATTCAAAAAGTTTATCTGTCCCGTTCGAGATGTAGACTTTGTCTGTAATAGACCATGTAACAAAGAACGTTTCTCTGCCAGCCGTCATACCAGAAGTCAGCACGATAGCCGCGCCGGTGTCACTGACGGACGAGATGTTTGTGCTGTAGGCCACGAGTCGTCTAGACAGTCCGCTCCCGTAGTAGAACTTATGCCCACCAACAACCCTCGTTGTGGAGATCGCCGTCGGGGTAATCCTAACAGAGCCCTCTCGTTTTCGTACACCGTTCCAGAAATAACAGTTTCCTAGCTTGAGAGCTTCGCCGTCTTCTAGGTCCTCAGGCGATGCTACGAGATTAATGCCCCTCATGGGGTCCATGTAGTTTGACGCTACGTCGGGAATACGATTACGAAGGGCCATGATTGCCTTTACCTGTTCGGTTGCATTTGGCTATAGACGACGTTCTCAGCCGCGTATTGCAGAAGCGCCTGGTCCCAGATCGCTTTCTCCGTCGTATATCGGTCGTCGTCAAAGCGAGCCATTGTCTTTGTCTTGATACCTTGAATCCATAACCAACGACGTTCTCGAAGATGCTTGATAAACAGCGAGCCGTCTTCATCGAGTCGTGTAAGGTTACTACGGTAGATCATGAGGATGGGATAGATCTTGTCAGGAGCGGGGAATACTTGCATCCCGGTCCCCGTGCGCCCGTACAATGATGGAAAGCTCTTTTGATAGGCCTCTCGCACGTAGTCTCGTCTGTCAAGCGTTCTCTCGTGTGTGGCAATTAAATACGTCGTCGTGGAATCAGGCGTTACCGTCCACAGCGAACTGACCGTTGCTACTTTTGTGGCGTCATTGTAATCTGTGATCTGCCGAACTTGCAATGCGCCAAGCCCACCGAGCGTGAAAAGATAACGACCTTGGAGCTCGTCCGTTGTTGCTGTAAATGCCGCGTCAAGCGTAATGCTGTTGACGGCCCCGGCTTGAGCAGTCCCACGATACGTAGGTTCGTCGGCATCGTAAATGGTTAAAGAAATCTCAGAGTCGAAATCAGTGGGGAGCGTGACTGATCGAGCTCCTACGGCTGTCACGAGGACTGCCTCGGTTTCAAGGAGCGTGTCGGTTTTACATGCTGCCCACATTTCACTCTTAATAGATTGAAACTGATAGTTTTTGAATTCAGAGAACGCGGGACTTGCAGAGGTCACATCGCACACCCCGCCTTCCTTCATGCCCTGTAATACGATGTCATTGACAGTGGGATCGCTGGGGATAGCCAAGTTAAACTCCGTAAGATAAAAGCGAAGACGGCGTAAGGTGGAGGGGTCCTTACGCCGCATTCACTAAGTTAGATGTCGTTGGTGACATCCAACTCTAAGTTAGCCGACAGGCCGTCCTTGAGCAGGCGGGCCGGTCGATCACTAGAGCCCATGGTCAAGCGCGGAGTGTAGGACAACTCCATGCCGAGCAAATGGACGAAGTCTGAAGCAATCGTAATTCCACTGACTGCGGAGCAGACGACGTTGAACGCGATAGCGATGGTCTCTGTTCCAAAGGTGTGGTAGGCGTTCACACTTGACGCGATAGGTGCCACTGATCCGTATTTGGACCAATACAGCGCCCGCGCCGTCGCCGAAACTTTCGTCGATGCGCCGTGCGTCTTCGTCAACGCCGTATCAGCAATCGCGATAGCATCTCCCACTTTGAACGCTTTATAGAGCGTGGTGAACGTCGCGGTGCCGTTCGCCGTAGCGTAATCTGAAGTCCACAGATATCGAATATGCAGGGGGTGCCTGTTATCGAAGTCCGAAGGAGTCCAGAGATAGTTCACATCGTCGTTCACGGCTTCCAAGCGGATTGCGCCGTGGGCTGAGGTTCCAAGCTCCAAGAGCTGAGCCGCGCCGGTCCCGAAGCCTGCGTCAAGAATGACGGACGCGCCGGTCACCTGGCTCTGCACGAACGCCGAAGCAGGAATGAACACCTTCTTGGCGATAAGGTCGAGATGCTGATTACGAACGCAATTTTTGTACATACATGTTCCTTTTCCAGAGACGAAGGGACGCAGTGGCCTAACACCATTTTCTACGTCCCATCTCTCAACGGCGTATTAGCGATACGCCCTAAATGTGTAAGTCTTCAAGGCTTCCTGCACGGCGGCATCGGTTCCGATAAGGAACCCGTGGTTGGTCCCGTCGGTATGTGGAACGGGAGTAATACCCCCAGAGCTCACAGCCGCGCCCGCGTCCGTAATACCACCGCCATCCGCCATATCCGAAGTCCACACAAGACTGACATCTCTATCCGTCGCGTTGATGACTTCCACTCGCGAAGGCACGAAGCCCACGTTGATGTTGGTGTTAGACGGGCTAGCGTCGCACACATATTTACCTTCCACGAAGGCAGAATTAATACCAGGTCGAATAGTAACTGTCGCTACTGCCATACTAAAATCTCCTTACTTAAGAACCTCGATGTCGAAGTCTGATTGATAGGCGACTTCGGTTTGAGGATTGAAGAATTCCTCTTGTCTACGCGGCATCCCGCCTTTATCAGGATTGTATCGATCCAATTCAGGGACGTTGGTTGAACTCTGGCAATTCTTAAGAATCGCGACGGCCTCGGCGGGCAGCGTATTACGTTGACCGACTTTGGCCTCGAACCGATGACCATTGATGATGATCGGAATACGTTCGCCTTTCTTGTACTGACTGTTCGCAGACAAGAAAAACTCAACCATTTCACCTGAAGGTTTCGGATGTTTCTGCTCTGGCATATTTAATCTCCTCGTTTTAAAGCTTTCCAATTCTCGTCAAGCTCTCGAAGAAGCCCTACATCGGGCTTAATCTCGAACTCAGCGACCCTCCGTTTATCATTGGCGCGATGAGATAAATACCCATCGGCAAGATAGGCCGCGTGCCGTTCTGCTTGAGAACGGGAGAGCCCACGCTTAATGGGCTTCCCGTCCTGTACGACCATAAACAAATCCATATCCCCTCCGATATAGAAATTTACGTATCTATACTGCGCACAATATTACAGCGAAGCTGCACACTCGATACGCACGAGCCAGTTCTGGTTCGTGATCAAGCGAGCGCTGGTGTTCTTCCAGCCCATCGTTTGCAATTGATCGAGGGGGTCAGCCGTTCCCGCAGATCCAAGGCTCTTACGGATCACCTTAGTCGTTGCGGCGTTCAGCGGAACACGGGTAAAGCCGTGCTTCCCGAACAACATGATCGTGTACACGTTGACAGTACCAGCGGTGTTCTTCACAGTCGTGGAGCTTCCCCCGCCGCTGTTGAAGACTTTTCCACCTGCCCCGAGAGAGCTCGGATCGGCAGATTCAAAGAACGCGATTTGCTTGTACCGAGCGACTTCACCTTCCACCGCGCCCTTGTACTCCGAGGCCCACTTGAAGTTATTCAAGTTCTGGAGATCGAAGCACACGTCAGGAAGGGTGACGGCGGGATAGGCCGCCATAATGGGCGAGGAGCCCACCGTGGTGCTGCCCTGGTTTCCGCTCAAGAGCTTCATCGCCCCGTTGTTCGACAACGTGCGAATAGCTCGGTCAAGGTCGTTCTCGTCAACAATGGACACAACGTCAGTACGAGCCGCGCCGTTGCTGAAAATCGCCGAGGTACCAGCCGTTACAACATCGCGATCAACCGCGTCCATGGTGTATCCGGCCTGCTCGCCCAAGAGCCCAACCCAATGCCGTTGATAATCGTCAATGCCGGTGAAATCGGCATAGTCAGACAAGGCGATGAAGTCACCGAATTGCTTCAGGGTCGCCTGGTAGTCTTCCAGTGTCGGAGTTTTGCCCGCAGGCGCGACCCCTTCGGCCAATGGAGACAGGGCCATCGCCAAGTGCGCATATCGGCGCATGATAATGGTCTTGCCCTTTTTGGAATCCAGAGAAACACTATCAGCCCATCGGCCATAGTGCTCCATATACTTCGCGCGGTCGAGCAGTTCACGATGATAAAACGACTGTGTCGCATCAGGCGACGGAGAAAGAGAAGTCACCAAGTTCGTCGAAACTACTGTTGCCATTTAATGCTCCTGATTTAATCCCAGCCCCGTTTGGCTTTATACTCTCGAAACTCTTTGTCGCTCATTTTCATGAAATCGACAGCGCCTTTACCCGCCGATGCTTTACCGGCACCTGCGGTGACGCCTTGCTTCAGGGCTTGGGTTATTGATGTCGTTAACTGTTTCCGTGTTTCCACGGCGGTTTTCTTTGATCCCAAACCGAGGACTTGCGCGGCCATCGAGACGGCCTGAGCTTGTACGAGGGCGCTTTGTGGATCTGCTCCCATGGCCACAAAGCTCTCCATGAACTCGGATGCTTTGTTATGGAGATCAGTTCCTTCAACAAGATCGTCTTTGAATTGTCTCAGGACCGTGACCGCGTCGTTCAGAAGTTTTCCTTCTGCCGCCGCTTTCTTCTGTGTCCCGAGGGTAGAGTCAATAGACATCTTGCGAAGTTCAGCGTCGATCATACGAATCTGCCGTGCGGCTTCTTTCGCGATCGCTTCTGCCTGCTGCGCCTTTTGGACATCGCCTGATTCATAGGCTCGCTGCGCGGCAGCTTGCGCGTTCGCGACTTCAATAATACGCCCTTCCTTCCAGTCCTCTAACTGGGACTCGGTATATTTCGGAGTCTCGGTCTTAGTAGACGTTGCCTGTGGGCGCTTGTACTGCGCGAGCTCTTGGGCCATACGCGAGGCTTCAGCGTTAGAACGCTTGTACGCCTCTTCAAGTTCCTCTGGTGTAGAATACTTACCAGCAAACTTCCGAACTTCTGAGGTTGTTTCCTTAGTGGAAGTCTCAGTCGTCTCGTCAGTAGCGGTACTCTCAGGCACATTGCTTTCAACGGTCTGGTCGGTTTCGAGTTGTTCGACTTCTTCAGTCGAGGTCGATTCTTCCAGAGTTTCGTTTTCAGCCATACAAACATCCCTCCAATTTTATTGTGGCGCGTTATCGTCGTCAGTTTACTGCGACGTGTTGACCCCGTTCGGCGAGGTTTGCCCTTGTCCTGCGGACAGGGCTTTCGCCAACTCGGGATTTGGCGGACCTTGACCTTGATTGGCCATAGCCGCGAGAATTTCTGTCTTATATGGAATGTCCGCAGCTTCGATAATAAGCTGGCCAGGTATTGGAAAACCTGCTGCTTGAAGCTGTAGCATTTGATTTGCAACGGCGGCTCTCGTTGTGGGCGAGGCATCTTGGAAATCTACGACCACGTCTACGTCTGAGTTCTTCAGATTCTTGAACATCTCGTACATTTCGTTCGCCGGGAGTTCATCAGGTGCCATCAAACCTATACGCTCCATCTTGCGCTGCTCCTGCCCGATGATACGGTCCATCTTCTCAGGACTATAGTAGTGCTGAATGCAGCGAATCAAGAGCTGTCCAATAAGCGTCTTGGTCTCCTTCCAATTAAAAAAGAGTGAGCCTATCCCGACGAGCCCACCGGCCTGCCGTGATTGGATCGCTCGACCTGAGACAGTCTTCTGTGTGACCTGTCCCATCATTTCCGCGTTCACATTCGAGATCCGCATAATCGCGTCAATCCCGAACTGTAACATCGCCATTTCTCCCTCGTTCAACTGACTCGGGATAACGGGAACTGGGGGCTGACCGACGTACTCTCCGATGAAACCGGGTTCGCTGTAGGCTTCGCGGAGCTTATTAATGTCTACGTGTTCTCCCTTGTTGACCCACACGCCGCCTTTTGGCCCACGTTGGAGTGTATCAAGCGTCGTCGAATGGTGCCAATTGATTTCCCGTTGAGGATCTTTGATGTCTCGCACGAGGCCCTTGATGTCGGATAGATCGTCCGTATCTTGATACGCCGTGAACGGCGCAAAGGGATAACGCCAATCACTTCCCTTGGGGTTGGGTTTATCGTCGAGGACTTCCCATGCCGTAATGTTGGCGACCCGCAGCGCGGTCGTCGGACGCACGACGAGATCAAAGGCGTCGGCAGCCGCCTTACCAGCTTGACGACGAAGCCCATCGAGGGCTTCCATGGCATGTTCTGGTTTACGGAACGTATGAATTGCGCCTGTGGCAACATTGATTAAGGCCGATTGGCTATCTGCGGTCTCAATGGTATATTGCGAGGCGACGGCGTTGCCTGCCGTGTCGTGGATCTGACGAAGCGCCTGTTCAGCCTTCGCCTGAGAATCAAACCGCTGCACTTCTCCTGATTGCAAATTGACCAAGAGGGCGACTTCTACGGGAACTCGGTACCAGTACTGCAAAATACGCAGACGATCATTTTTCTCGTCTACGAATTGCTCCAAGAGCTGCTGCGGTACGCCTGTTAACGTGGGATCTTCTCGGAGCCAGTCCTTCTTCATGCCAGCTCGAATCGTGGCCTCATTACGCTTCCACTTACGCGCGGCTTCTTCCACGCCCATCCAATACAACTTAAACTGATAGGCGGAATCATTGCGGTCGTAGCGTCGCGCTCCTGGCTCGTGCCCCCAGGTGTCATGTTCCAGACACTCAATCGAAACGTCTCCTTCTAGGAGATCATCGGTAAACTCAAACGAATGAGAGACCTCGAACACGGACTGACCGCCGATAATGGCCTGACGAAACCCTCGGTGTAACGTGTGTACGCCACGGCATTGGTCCATCCCGTACCGCATCAACGCAGTCGTGATACGCCCAATTCGCTCGTCCTCTGTTCCTCGGGGGTATGCTCTAAAGTCTTGCTCGCGCTCTTGCTGATAGCCCGCGAGAAAGTTTACGACAGGCGAAATGACATTGAATGTCAGGACGGGGCGCTTCTTCTTTTGAAGACGCTCCCGGTCCTTGGCGTCCCATTGTTCGCCTTGGTTGAAGCGAAAGTCTTCAGCCCGTTGCTCGCGAATCGATGTCGTCGCCTCGTGATATCCATAGACGGCGTCAAACGCCGTTGAGATCAGCTCTCTGTCCTTCTTCGACTCGTCGGGCGTCTTCATTTCTTTGGCCATTTAGTTACTCATCCACGATCCGGCTATAGAAGAATCCGTTAGCGGATTCCAGCCTTCACGCTTTCGTTTAAGAAGTTCGAGAATATTGACTTTGGGCGCTACGGTGATAATCGGAGACTGCGGACGTGAGGCTTCAAAATAAAACCACTGGTCCATGTGGTGATCGTCGCGATCCATGGGCTCTTCGGGCTCGTTGCGGAGCTGTGCCGTAATGCGGTTCTTCTTCCACCGATAGCCCGTGACTTCCTTGATGAATGCCGTACACTGAGACGACACGAAAATATGAGGACTTCCTAACTCACCCGTAAACGGGTTCGTATGGGTGGGATCAATGCGGAGCCCGTCGCAGATTCGCGAGTAGCCTGCGTCCCAATCCTTCTGCCCCTTGATGGGGTAGATGTCGTTGGAGTTGTACTCGTCTACTGTGGCATACGTGCTATCGCCTCGCGATTGGTTAACAGCCCAACATGCCGAGTCCAAGTAACTGAGGGCGATGCCTTGCTTGAATCGGGACCGTTTAGCTTTGATAGCTGTAGCGTGGTGTTGGACTGATTTCCCGTCGCCTTCGTAGTGTTCGTCCAGAAGGAACCGATTACCAAACTCGTCAACGGCCCACCATCCCACTGCCGTGGGATTTTTGATCCCATGGTCGATAGACTCATAAATCTTCCAGTGTAGCTCGGGCTTGATATAATCAATGACGTGCACGCGCTGCTCGAACTGCGGGAAGATTCTTCCACTGAACACGTCCCACGCGCCCTCTAAATATCGCTTGCGGGCATCGGGCGGGAAGACGGAGAGCATGCCGTCTACGTAGTCTTTGGGAATGAAGCCAGCTTTCAACCCGTCATAGGTCGAGGCTTCGTATAACTTGAAGTTGTGCTGCTTACAGGCCGTCGATCCCGTATGGCAGATACACTCACGCTCGGCGCTCTGGGGATGAAAATACCTGTATATAAAACTGTTGGTGCCTTCAGGATTGAAGGTCACGATGCCGTACGTGGGAGCCGATAAAATAGTCCCGTTGGCCGTCAGGGCTTTGCCGTCTTCATCCAATAACGGGGTCTGACGGCGGAGACGCGAGACGAGCAGATCAAAGCGGACGTGATCGATTTCCTCTGCCTGATCAATAAAGAACCATCCGAGGTTGATGTTGTTGAAGCGGTCTTCTTTCAAGTCTCCGTAAATGATCTCTGACCCGCCGTATTTCTGATGGAACTTGAGATAGCCCAGTTGGTCGTTCTTTTTCGCGATAAACTTATCAGGAACGAGGCGACGGAATTCGGCCATCGTGGTTTGACGTAATTCTTTCCCGTCCAAGCGCCCGATGTAGCCCATGTTGCCAGGGAACAAATACGAGAGATAAAAGGCTTTGAGGCAAGCTGCCGTCGTTTTCCCGTTACCGAGACCCCCGCCGTAGGCTTGGAAGCGGTTGACCATGTCGTAGAGAAAGGCTTCTTGCGTCGGGAGCTTCGAGGGATCGATAGGTTCGCCGTTTGACCCGCAGGGCTTCCACTCTTTAAGTTCCTCCAGCATACGCCTCCTAGATATCAACCTCGCAGGTCACACGTATGGCGAGCCCTTTGTCTTGAGCCAGCTCGTGAACGTACTGTCTGCGCTCTTGGCACTGTTCAAAGGTCGAGTGCTGCTCAATGTGCACCTTGACGTGGTGCCCCATGACTACCATTGTTGCAATGAGAAACCACATACGTTCCCTTTCAAAGGGCCGAAGCACGAGCGTTTGCAAGATGCTACTCAGTACATTGTACGGGAGGAGTGCCTAGGTTCTCGCGTCGAATGTACTTATGAGCGCTTCGGCTTATCGATGTTAACACCCCAGGCCGTAGACCCCACACGTCAACCCGGCCCGGACGGGCTTCATGTTATCGATGTTCTGAGGTTCGGCGTCATACTCCTGTGTCTCTTCGAGCTCCGTGTCCTCGATCTGGTGAACTACGTGGGCCTGGTGCTCTTTGTGGTTGTCCGTCATGCTAGCCTCCGTATTATGTGTGGTGTTAAAGGGCCGTCGTATTTCGTTCTGAAAAATAAATCGAGTCGTAACACTCGGGTACCAGCCCAAGCATCCACCCCCCCATGACCTTGCCCAAGCCTCTCCCCCTAGTGTTCACTACGTACGTAAACTTTTCTACGTAGTACTTCGTACGCTACGCTTCATACGTAGTTCTATGTACGTACTACGTGGTAGTGTTTTGTGCTGGCTGTAGTACTGCCTACGACGAAGCCTCGTCGGGATTACTACGTACGTGTGATTCTGTAGCAGGAGTTACGTTAATGACTTCGCCTTGCGGAGAACTACTTAACTGTGATTGTGCTACGCTTTGGACACGCGCAATCTGAATGCTGATCGCTGACTTGACGCCTTCCAACAACTTCGTAGGGATATGTACTTGCACCGTATCAGTACTGATGTTCGCGAGCTTATCGTACATCGTGCCGAAGGACCACACGAGTCCCTTGATGTACTCCTTGTCTTTTTTTGTTTTCTTGGAGGTCTCGTGAATGAGCTCATCGGCTAGCTTGTTGGCAACCCAGACGATCTTATACCGCATGGATTCAACGTGTTTGTCTATTGAGGTGCCCAGTACAGAGGAGTAGTCTACCTCTCTACGATGCCCATAGACGAGGCCATTCGGAGCCATTTTGCGCCCATGTTCGTCAACGAGCTCCATAGAACCCTTAGACGCTAGTAGCGCCTCAGCTTGGCGTATCTCAGCCTGGGTCTTGGACAGTTTTGAACTCTTAGCGGTCTTATGTGTACCATCAGGATCAAACGGCGTGAGCTGAATAGGCTCTGTATTCGGCGCAACCTGTTTAGGCTCTATCGTTTTCAACGCTTTACGAGCAAGAGCTTTATCAGTCAGTTTTGGCATAGGTGATGCAGTCCTATTTAACCATTGACAATAAAACCGTCGAATGGTAAAAGCTAGTTAACCACGGAGGCATTATGACGAACAAAGAACGTTTCACAGAAGCGCTAACAAAAGCCTATCAGGACTTATTTAGCACGAACCCAGAGTATAGCTATAGCGTAGCTCATACAACCCCGGAAGCTCTAGCCTTGAAAATGACGGAGGGACTCATAACGGGCGCTGCCAACAAAGACGGTGAAGGTATAAAGACGGCGTGCCGTCAATGTGGTATCAAGCAAACCTATAAAGCTATACAGTCATTCCTTAGCCAATAATACGCATATTTCACGTAAAATAAAAAGGAGACACTATGCACTACTATTGCTCCATACACGCTGAAGACTACTTCGATATCGAGGAAGGGTGCCAATCGTGCTCCGATGATCGAAAGGCGTGTTATCCTATTCGTCTCTTCGTCCTCTCCTCAGGATACGTGGCCGTCTTCTCACATATCTCAGATATCTTGTATTGGGGGAGTTGTGTCATCCCGTTAGCCTTTGGTAGCGAAGTCTCTTCACACGAAGCAGTAGAAAGAATACGTGCAAATAGTCCCGACCACCTTGTAACGTTCTCAGGCGGTATCAACGAGTACAGAGAACTTTTCAGCGAGCCTTGCGAGCTCTAACGTTCGCTGGGTCTAGCAGAGTACAAGCGATGTTTCGGCAACCTTGAGGAGTAACACATTTCTCGATCGGCAAAGATTACGTGTATTATTGCCCGGGTAGTCTCGTATGTATGGGGGTCGTAGTATCTCGCTGTTGTATTTCGTACGTAGTGTCTCGCTGATGTACTTCTTGAGATACTACGTTTCAAGGGGTCTTTAACCCCTTGAACGAAATACTACAACGTAGTATCTCGCTGTAGTGTCTCGTTGAAGTACTACGTCTTCTTTTGTTTTATTTCTAGGAAGTACTTCAGCGAAGTACTACGTTGAAGTATCTCGTATTAAGAGTCTCGAAGTATCTGACGAAGTACTTCTAGTTTTTAGTTTAGCGTAGTGCTACGCAATGCTTCGAGTACTTCGAGATTCTTAAGACGAGATACTACGTACGTCCTTCACTATGTAATAGGGTTTAAGGGCGTTTTTGATTGATTGAGTAAATTACGTAGCATTATCGCAGGTTTAAGGGTGTATCTTTTTAGATACAGTGTCTAGTTTTTAAGGGCCTTGGTTTCACGAATTTTGAGCTATATGCGCCCTCCATATACCTCAAGGGAGACTTGAACTATGAGACATAACTTGCTTCTCGGTTATGCCCTTGTTTGGTGGTTCGCTGTCCTCGACCTACAGGGGCAGGCGACGTTCTTTGAATACCGTGACTATAATACGTGTAATATTGCCCATGGCGTGTACAAACGTGTCTTACCTGTGGACAGAATTGTCCCGTGTCAGTCTACTGAGGGCAGTGCTGATGCGCGGAAACCCCTTGAAAAACAGTATAGACGTTCGGGCATGGAGCATGCAACATAGAACTAGTGTTGACAGCGTGAACGGGCGATGGTAGTCTCTAGACGTTAGGGACATAACACAAAAAGGAGGAGTTATGCAGGTAGGGCAAAACGGGAAATGCAGAAAACCTACGAAGGATTCTACTATAACCGTCCCTAGCCCTACCAACTCTTCTGCCCGCCTCCCATTAATCGATGGTAAGACGCTGATCAAGAATGTTAAGGCATGGGCTAATAAACTGCAAGATCATCACTGGGGCGCTGGTAGGAAATGGTACCAGCACGCTAATCAGCTCTGCCAGATCTTAGCAACGGAAACAGAAACCCCTTTACGTAATGTCTGCGGAGTTCTCGCGTCTCTTTCTCCACAAGTCTCATGGGAAGTGAATATACGCTCATGCGAAGCTATCGTGAGGGACGGGCAAATAGATAAAGGGTATACCGGCTACCGAATTAACGTAGATAAGGCTTTACAATGTCTCGTTGACGACCCTGAAAACGTGCTAGGGGGATTTAAGGTCTTAGCCTTTTACCGTAACATCCTTGATCCTTTGCGAAGTGTGGACGTCACCGTAGATACACATATCGGGCGTATTGTGTTTGACACAATGCGTCTAGATACAAAGCAACAAAACTTCTTGTTCTCTAAGAACGGTAACGCAATGATTCAGCAAGCCATACAAAAAGAAGCAAACAAGCGAAAGGTACGGCCTCACGTCTTGCAAGCTTCCCTATGGGTATGTGCGCGGGAATTGGCACAAGCCAAGGCAGATAAGGATCAGTTACCGTTATATGTAAAATAATTTCGGGTATCGTGGAGAGTACCAGACCTACCTAGGACAGGTAGAGCACATTAAACACTATCACAAAACGCAACGTGACATATTGAAGCACTGCTTGTATTCTGATATCGTCGGACAGGTTACAAATGGGTTGATTCATCGTGTCTTTCCAGAGCAAAAGGTTTTTGAACTTCATGAAACGAAAGGATTGACATGATCTATCTGACTAACGACGAGGTTGAACGGCATGTCGGTATAGAAGTACCGCGTCCTAAGGTCTACTTGTCCATTGGCGCTTTCGTCGGAGCTGGGCTGTTGATTCTTGCCCATGTATACGCTATCATTGTGTATGTCGCCGTTGTGCTCTGGAAATAACAAAGGGGGGCATCATGCCAAGGCAAAAAATAACGCATGTTTACACATTCGATGAACTCTCAGAGAAAGCGAGAGCACGTGCGCGAGATTGGTATAGAACGTGGGGGATTGATTCTGACTGGCGGGAGTCCATCTATGACGACGCGGAGCGAATCGGTCTGAAGATAACAGGATGTTCGTGGGACTATAATCATGTGAACGCAACGGGTAGGCTCTTAATGAGTATGGATACGGTCATAGACTTAATCCGTAAAGAACATGGGAAAGATTACGAGACTACTAAATTAGCAGAGCAGTTCGCAAAGCAACGTCAAAAGCTTACCTCAGAGTTTGAACACGGGGAAGAGGACGAACTGCGGGATGCCATGGATCGACTGGAAGCGAGTTTCGAGGAGCATCTTGTTGAGGAATATGCGGCATTACTCCAAAAAGAGTACGAGTATTTAAACAGCGACGAGTATATCGACGAAGTTATCTCGACGAATGACTACGAATTCTCCGAAGATGGTAGCCGCGTATAACAAGGAGGGACTATGCATCACGGGTTGGAAATAAAAAAGATTCGCCCAGATTATTGGTTATTGAAAATCAAGTACAAGCACGGTAGCTGTAGCACGTATCTGAAAACGTTCGATGAAGCTTTTCGGCGTGCGACGCAGTACATCCATGAAGATATCAACGAAGTCAGCAGCGACTTTGAAGAGGAGTTGACCAATATACTAGGCGAAGTGATAGAGTAATATGTGTTATGCCCGATATATAGGCATTATCGGTTAACCCATATACAGGAAGGAGTCTTTCATATGTATAAATATGTCATACTAAACGGGGATGTCTACGTCCGACAAGAAAGACGAACTCCGAAGTTTCTCTTGTCTCCCTTCGCCATAGTGACATACGTAAACGCTTTGTCGTTTGCTTTATACCGTAAATTTCGCAGAAAGGCCCTATTATGAAATTCGAGCTATTCACGGAAAACCTAAATAAGGCTACACTCATAGCCTTGACTTCTCAGTTATTCGAGAATGCGACGTTTATCGATACTCTTGGAGTGTACAAGGGAGTACCTGAAGATGGGTTGATAATCACAATAATTGCGCCGGAAAGCGACCGCTCAGCAATTCAATCATTAGCACGTGATATCAAGGAAATGAATAAGCAAGAAAGTGTCCTTGTAGTCGAAACCCCAGTATCCTATAACCTGATTTAATGGAGGCACCATGCGCCGTATTGTCTATCATAAAGAAGAGAAGGGCATCGACTCACGGAATCCCCATTTACTTGTGAATGCTGATATCCAAGCCTTTCACGTATGCAGAGAGTTTCTTAAAGCGCTTCGCCATGGTACACACAAGGCGATTGAAGACGCGAATCAAGATCTAGTTCCCTATTTCAATTTTATCCGTGAGCAACATGGCTTGAATAAGTACTATACATTTTGAGGGTATCATGAAGCCCTATCCAGACATTCAATTATGCGATGATGAAGAATGTACTAAGGACCATAATGACGTAGACGATGATAACGCTCAGCATCATTACGGGTGTGAGTGTGACTTGTGTTTGGAGTTCTATCGCAGTCTGAAATAGGAGGCTATCACATGAAAGCGAGAAACCTCATGCTGAAAACTGTAGGACCTAAAGGTGAAGCTTATGGGGGGTTCATCTGGCCTCTTACGGTGGGCTCCGTTGTTGAGGCTCCTGATTGGGACCCATCTAGGCAATGCGGAGGCGGATTACACGGGCTACTTGGTGGACGTGGGAATGCGAGTCTATTAGATTGGGGGAAGTCTGCTAAATGGCTTGTAATTGAGGTCTTGGAGTCTCTAGTAAGTCTAGGCGACAAGGCTAAGTGTAAGGCCGTAATTATTAGATATTGCGGGGATCAATCAGGAGCTACGGCGTATCTCTACAGGCATACACATAACCTTGATATAGTGGGCCTTGTGTTCACCGGTGGAGACTGCGCAACGCTCACCGGTGGGAACTACGCAACGCTCACCGGTGGGAACCGCGCAACGCTCACCGGTGGAAACTACGCAACGCTCACCGGTGGATATCACGCAATTCTCACCGGTGGAAACTACGCAACGCTCACCGGTGGAGTCTACGCAACGCTCACCGGTGGAGACTTCGCAACGCTCACCGGTGGAGACTGCGCAAAGCTCACCGGTGGGAACCGCGCAACGCTCACCGGTGGAAATAACGCAACTCTCACCGGTGGATATGGCGCAATTCTCACCGGTGGAGACTGCGCAAAGCTCACCTGTGGGAACCGCGCAACGCTCACCGGTGGGAACCGCGCAACGCTCACCGGTGGATATCACGCAATTCTCACCGGTGGAAATAACGCAACTCTCACCGGTGGATATGGCGCAATTCTCACCGGTGGAGACTTCGCAACGCTCACCGGTGGAGACTGCGCAACGCTCACCGGTGGGAACTGCGCAACGCTCACCGGTGGGAACCGCGCAACGCTCACCGGTGGAAACTACGCAACGCTCACCGGTGGATATCACGCAATTCTCACCGGTGGAGACTGCGCAACCTTTAATGGAGGTACGCATGCAGTTTTCATCCAGACACACGGGCGAGTTATAGCTAAAGTTGACAATATGTCTATATTCGAGAATCGCCCGTATCAGTACTATGACGAGAAATGGGTTGAGGTTAAAAAGAATTCCTGATTAGGGGGACCTATGGATAAGCCGGACAATTTAAAAAACCCCAGTGAGCTATGGGGTCACGATAATGCCTCGTTTGTTATCGTGCGGGATTATCTTCACGCTGTACGGACACAGCAGACAAATAAAGCCGCCTTTCTCTACAGTAAGCATCTAGCACTCGTGCCGTACTTTGACTTTGTACGTTACGAGCTGAAACGTAACCCTTATTTTGCTCTGTGAGGGATAGACGATGAGACTAAACGATTTAAGTAAATATTTACCCGACTTGTTGCATGATATCGGTGTACTGACAACACAAGTAGCAGACAATAGAACTCTTCTAGTCTTGACTAGGGCCGTGTCATTGCTTGGTATGCTGACTGAGGAGGTTAAGAGACTCGATAAACTTGTACCTAAGAAGTGAGGCACACATGGAACCAATAGACACCAAAAAGCTGAGTGAAATAGAGCTCTATAAGATTTACTTAACCATGGCTACCTATCGTTGTGGAGGAGAGGTTGTCGTAACGGTAGAAGAGTTTGACGAAATGAGAAAGGTTGTGTGCGGGGTTTCTTGTGGCGTGGTTGGAAATAAATTCCTGATCCGAAATATTGTGAATCCTGAATTTAAATAGGGATTGGAGCTTCGTTATCATGAACAAGGCAACCTTCGATAGACATTTAGAGGCCGTCTACGATGATCTAGCCTTGATCGTAGAAAGCCGGTATCAGGAACGTGGAGACGATGCACTACATGACGCCTTGCTGTCAATTTATCGGTGTAAGGCGTATAAGAAGCTTCCCGCTTCTCTCTCAGTTCCGAGGTTCACGGGTTGGATGGTTCAGGCCGTTATATTCGCTATACGGTCTAGATGGAGAGACGAAACAATACATAAGCAGCGCTATAAGCTCTTGTCGGAGTTTGAGCAAGTCTCTATTACGCATGAGGTGCGGGGATTGGATCTACCGGCTCAAGAGTACCCCGTTGACCTTGTGCGGGATGTACAGAAAGCCATGGGAACTTTGTCGGCATATCACCATAATCTTGTGCTCGCACATTTTTTTGAAGAGTTGACACTGCGGGAAATTGCGGAGCGTACATCGGAGACGTTCTACAGAGTCTTCACAGAAACGGAAATAGCAAAGAGCTGTCTACGCTGGGAGTTGAAGGAGTACCGGCCATTCAGCTACAAAGGCCCATGACATGTAGCATTTTAGGCACATGGTAGGACTACGTAGGTCAATCAAAAAGGTGATAAAACCCTATTACTAAGTGAGGGAACATGAAACTCAGAAAGTCTCCTAAAGCAAACTTTTCCAAGAAGTCCGATATTAAAGCAGGTACTTCTGACGTTAAAGACAAGTTACCGGCGGCAAACCTCAGAGCCATTGCAGAAGGGGAAAAACATATGGTGTATTCGATTACTCCTGAAGGTAAGATCAAGTTACATCGTGACCTCTCCAAGTGGCGCAAGGTTGGTACGAAGGCTGAATACTACGATGTCGCGCAATCGCCTAAAGAGGTCCAGCAAGAAAAAGAGTTCAGGACTTTGATTGGCAGGTGCACCAAAGAGCTTTCTTTGGAGCAGGAGTCCGCTATTGCTATTAAAAATATACGTAAACAAGAATATCTTGATGCACTGGCAGGCTAGAATATGTCAAAAACGAAAAGCCTAGCCAGTTAAACGGACGGCAATGTAGAGAATGTCGCAAGATCTGCCGTAGGAGATACAGGTATGTACAACCATGAGTGCAGCGAACGAACAGAGAAACCCCTAGCCCCCCTAAAACCTGTTGTCATGCCGCCTTATGAGTCATGCCTCATAAGGCGCATGAAACAGTACCTAGAAGGGCGTCATCTTTCCCATTCAATTGCCTTAGAAAACGGTTGGTATCCCACGATAGACTACGCTATGTGTGCGCGTGTTGTGATACCAGCGAGTTCTTTGGCGAACTCGTGGAATTATTACCAAGCACGCCTTATTGTTGAAGCTCATCCCAGTGTAAAGCGTTACGTGTCTCCGGCGGCCCCCCGTGGCGACGCTCTGGCCGTCGTCTTTCCTCTCATAGGCCCCAATCATCCCTATCCGATCTGTCGAGGGGTTGTGGTTGTGGAAGGCCCCATGGATGCTTTAGCTGCCGCTGGTTTCGGGTACGTCGGTATCGGTCTGATGGGGAATACTCCGAATGATGCTGTCTTGCGTCACATTGAAGAGATAGCGAAGACGTTTGGAACGTGTAGCATAATTCCAGACAGTGATGCTGAGGAGCAAGGTATAGCCATCATAGCAAAACTGTGGGCAAGGGGGATTCGATGCACCTTGAAACGAATCACTGGCGCAAAAGACTTGGCCGAACTCGATCCAGTGCGACGGAGTTTATTACTGGCCTCCCGGCGATGAGCCTAACGGCGAGTAGCCTGAAAAACCTCCTAAAGCGTTCCTGGGATATTCTCTCGTTCAGAATCTATCGAGAAGCCTATCAAATGGTTTGGCAGGCCGTCGCAGTATACGGATTCAAAACGAAAGCCCTAAAGGGCTCTGAGGACTGGAGCACTCGCGTTGATTGTATTGTTCAACGGATATGTGATTCTGAGAACGCGATATGCTGGGGCGTTGATTGTGCGCACGTCGCCAGGTACATGAATAAGAGTTATGAGGAGTACTGCCAAGAAGCCTCCCATTCAGGTAAGCTACTGTACCGGCTACACTACGCCGTCAATTCTAAAGACGCCGAATTAATACACGAGGCCATGAATGAAGCATCCCAGTACGTTGACGCCTACCAAAAAGCCTACGCTAACCGCAAAGAAGTTGCGCGACCTGGCGATGTTGCCAGAGACCTTAGGAGCGATGATGGAGAACAGGGAACTCTGCCAGGAATGCGGACGATTTAGTAACTGTAGAAACCCGTTTGACCGTCAGGAACCATCGGGGAGAAGTCCTATTCTCTTCTTGTTTGGACAGCGGCCCTCTCAAGACGGGATCGATTTCTTATGCGAACTCGTTAGGAAATGCGGACATTCAGAAAACGATTACTGGTTTTTTGACGCGGTTGCATGCAGCGGTAAAAAGCCTACTACGAAGCAGCTCAGAGCCTGTAGGCCATTCCTTATTAACTACGTACAGCGTGTGCGGCCCCGCTATATCCTTGCTTTCGGCGACGTGGCCCTCAGATACGCCACAGATAACGGAAAGCTCAAAAACATCACGACTCTTCGGGGCATTCCGTACATGGTTCCAGGGTGCGAAGATATAAGGAGTGTCGTCTATGGAACGTACGACGTTGACGCCGTCATTGACGGAGCTTTCCACAACGGCCCGCGCATTGAAGAAGATCTTAGAAGAACCCTCGGAGGAAAAGCAGGACTGGGACGACTTCTGGAACCTGCTAGGAAGCTTCCTACTTCTTCTACGGTCGGAGTTGATACCGAGTTCATGCCCGACGGACGAGTTATCACGGTTTCGGTTGCAGATACTATTCAGGGAGACAGTGCAGATATTAGTGAACGTGGCAGAGCAAAAGGGATACTCGCTCGAATCGCAACATCAAGCGTGTTCGTTGGACACCAAGTTTCGGTTGACGTTGATTCGGTTCTCCGACTTGCGCGGCAGGAAGGAGAGCGCTTAAAGAATATCGAGAGCTGGCTCCAGGGCAAGAATATTCTCGACACCATTGCCTTAGCTAGAATGACAGATGAGAATAGAGGGAAAGGAGGATACAAGCTTGAAGTCTTATTGCGCTCACATCACCGAGTCTCTGGATGGAAAGATGACAACGAGTCGAGAGATCTCTCTAATCCTGAATCCTGGGACAAAACGTATCGTGTTGAGAGATGCCGACTTGATGCTTGGGCGTCTTCAGTCCTGGCGGAAGAGCTTCGGCCTCTCTCCAAAGGGCCTATCGAGCTTACGAACCGAATTAGCCAAACGCTTAGGCGTATCTATCACACGGGGGCCTTCGTCGATCTCTCGTACGCCAAGAAAATCACGGGCGAGTTCTTCGCCGACGCCTCGAAAGCAAAAAGGAGGCTCCTAGCCTTCACGTCCCGGCACGGGATGGCGGAGTTTTCTCCTACGAATGACGATCATCTACGTGAACTTCTCTTTGATAAATGTAAATTGACAGCAACGGAGTTCACGAAAGAGAAAGGGCTAGCCAGTGTCAACAAGACCTTCCTAAAAGCGAATAGCTCCGTTGAAGTCGTCAAGACTCTTTTGGAATTCAATACCGCAGATAAGCGACATAGCACCTACGGGGTTGGCCTTGCAAAGAAGTTCCTAAAGACAACCGATCCACGCTATGCACGTATTCGCTTTCGTGTCAATCCTCTGGGAGCCCGTACAGGGCGGCGTGCGTCTGAACAGCCGAACGCTCAAAACTGGCCAAAAGACGTGCGTAAAATTATTGTATCGAGATTCAACGGGGGATGCGTTGCGGATAATGATTATTCAAAACTAGAGATTCTGTTGTTCGCGTGGACGGCCCATGAATGGAAGTTACTAGAGTACTTCTTAGAAGAAGGCAACGGGTACATCAAAGTAGGCCGGGAGTTGTTCGGCAAGGAGGTAAAAGAAGACACCGATGAATATCGTTCGGTGAAGTCTACTGTGCTTGGCGTGCAGTACGGCATGGGCGCGTACAAGCTGGCCTACCAGCTCTGGAATCAAGTTGGCGTCAAGTTATCATCGGACTGGGAGGAACATGTCGAGCAGGCCGCTCGAATCCGACAAAAATATCTTGATAAATTTCCCGGCATACAGCGGTACTTGTGGAATCAAAAACGAGCTCTACTTCGTGATCAGCAAGTCACGTCTCTTACCGGCAGAGTCCGGCATTTACCCTGTCCTTATGGAGAGGAGACACCGGGCTTCGGAAGACTCCTAAATCAGGCCATTAACTTCCCGATACAAAGTCTTGCTAGCGATGTCACGGGATCTGCCATGGTCGATACAGAGCGAGAATTACTCAATCAGTACAACTTGTCGTACGAAGAATATCACTGGAGGTTGATGGAGGAAAAATACCCCGTGATGCCGCTGTTGATCAACGAAGTCCATGACGATCTGGTGTACGATATGCCAAAAGCGCGATTGAAAGATAATCTGGCGTTGATTAGGCATATGATGGCGGCGGTGCCGACGTTAAGGGCGCTCGTGCCAGCATTCGACCTGCCTTTAAACACAGGGCAGAAAGTCGGCTCACGATGGGGATTAGATGATCGACGTTTGTCCTAGAAAGGGCAGTATAATGTCCGAATATTCAATAGAGTTATTCATGGCTTTGTGTTGCGGTGTTGGTCTAGCGCTTCTCTTCTATGTAGTCTATTGGAATTGTTAGTGAAGTATTATGGGAGAATTCTTGTTCTCAATCATCGTAGCTGGTACGACATTGGTAGTAGCCTTACTGGGCTTGACGGCGTTGATGTGTTTTTCGATGAAGTTCATTGTCGGTTCTACTTGTAAATCAAAACCTGATATACGAGGAGAAGATGAAATCCAAAGACGTTAGGGTAATTGCCCCTCGATACTACGAGCTGGTCGTTACTGATAGATTTCTCAAACAATGTCTTGGTATATCTGACAAAGATGCTATAGATAGCGTGCAGTTAAACTATGATCATGATGACAGAGCGGGGATAACTCATCACCTGTTTATGGTGAAAAAGGAGAAACGGCGGAAAGTGCTGTTAAACCTAGACGTAAAGGCGGGCACAGCTCTGCGAAGGTGAACAGCGACAATACGACCAAGAACCTTAATAATCAGACTTACAACAACAACAGTCAAACTCATATCAACAGTCACAATCACCTGAACGGAGGAAAACAC